CTTGGTACAAATATCAAAAATCTATTCAAAGCCAAGCCCAACACCGCTGAATGGCAGGAAGCGTTCAATGGTATGTTGTCGTCAGCGCAATCAATTACTGGGCAATTCTCTCAATTAGGGGACGAATTTGAGCGATTGGGACAAAGTACGGGTAATGATAGTTTAAAACTTATAGGAACTACAATTAATGAAGTAGCCAATGTGATTGATAAGGCTATAGCTGGTGCACAAATGGGAGGAGGTGCTTCTAAAAATGCTTGGGGAGCAATTATAGGGGCTGTAATAGGTATCGGTACAGCAATGTTTGGAGCGGCACAAAGAGCAAACGAAAGACATCAACAATCATTATCAAGAATTACGCAAGAAAAAATCAATCAACAAATAACATATAATCAACTTCTATTTCAAGAGCAGATGTTAATGAAAAAAAATACTTCTGTTTTTGGTGTAAAGGAAATAGCGAATGCTTTAGAATATTTGGAAGCATATCGACAACAAATTAAAAAAACTAGTGACTCTATTAAACAAGAGTATACTATGATGAATGGTAAAATATTACCATACTATAATGGAAATGATCGTACTAAACTTCGTAATATCAATGTAAAAACTGGACACGAAAAAACGGGATTATTTGGATGGGGAAAAGGTAAAGATAATTACACCCCTATACTAAATTTGTATCCTGAATTGATAAAATCATCAGGAGAGTTTAACGCTGAATTAGCTGAAAGTATTTTAAAAGAACGAGAATTCAGAGACGAGGGGAGGCAAACCTTGCAAGAATTGGTCAATGCTCACAAAAATGCACAAGAGGCTATGAAAAAATTTGAAGAGTATATGAAAAATACTTTCGGAGAGTTAGGTGTTTCAATTGTTGATAGCGTTTATAACTCACTTCAAAAAGGAGAAGATGCTTTTGAAAGTTTTGCTAAAACAGTAGGGAATGTAATAGGTAAATTAGGTAAACAGTTAGTATACGAGATTTTTGTTGCAGATTATTTTAAAGATCTACAAAATAAAATAAAGAAAGCAGCAGAGGACAACAAAGACAATAGTCGAGGTTTTACAAAACAAACATCTCAAATTGTAGGTGAATTTGGCAATACTATGAAAGGGAAAATAGGTGAAATGCAACAGTTTCTAAAAGATTGGAACAATATGAGTAGTAGTATGGGATTTGACTTTCTGAATGAGAAACGCCAAGCAGTAGAAAAAGGTTTTGCACGAATGAGCCAAGACAGCGCAGATGAATTGAATGGACAATTTAGGTTACAAACCCAGTTAAGTGCCGAAATAAAGAATGCTGCCTTACAGACTGCTAACTTCATTAGGGAAATGCACCAATCTATGCAAAACAATGCCGCTCAACAGCTAAGACACCTTGCGGGGATAGAAGCTAATACTTACAAGTTAAACAAAATGGAAACAGACCTTGCAGGAATGAAATCAATACTTTCTAATATTGAAACAAAAGGGATAAAAATGCGTACATAAAAAAAAGCCCCTTAATTGGGGCTTTTTTTATTTTACTTTTTTATAAGTATACTCATCATCATATATTTTTTTAATTGTAGCTCCATACTCCGTTACTTCTTCATATATACGCCTAATATCTCTATCATTTTTATTTTCTTCATTACAAAGGTTGTAAGTTGTGCCATTAAATTCAAAAAAGCATTTTTTTTCTTTCATCTCAAAAGAATATTTGAAATACTTTTTTGTATATGTTGCATAACTTATAAAGTAATATCCTTTATAATCCATATAGGAATATTCTCCTTCTTTGACTAAACGACTCGAAAAAGATTCAAAAAAACTTTTACCATTTTTTGAAAGAAGATAATCATTTTTTGAAAAACCGAAGTCGTGAGTTGTAAATCCAGTTGAATATTTATATTCTCCGACTAACCACTCAGGCACATTCAGTATATATTGGCTAAAATCTTCTTGTTTATCCTCACTTTTCGAGCACCCCACAGCGAGCAGGACAATCAGTAATAATACTATTCTTTTCATTGGTATATTAGTTTTGTTTTGGGCAAAAGTAGGAATATATTTAAAATCAATAATCATTGAAGAAAAAACGATAGTGATAAGAAGAGTTTAATGCTTTTATTATCAATAAATTAAAAGTGCACCCAAAAATAAAATACAAAAAAATCAAAAAATTATATACAATTTCATTTATTTTTTATATATTTGCACCGTAAAAAATATATCTGTTGCAGCAGATATATTTTAGGTAGTGGGATTTGTCTTAATTTTTATATAAAAATGAAAAATAATTTTTTAGACGCGACAAAGGTACAAACTTTTGTCCAATCCTGCAAGCGAAAGCTCGCAAAAAAAGATGCATTCATTATTGAATGTACTGAAAAAGGGCTTATTAAGTTCTTTAATGCTTTTGAAAACGCTAAAGAAAAGTTCGGTTCAACTATGAAGCTTTTTCCTCCACAATCAAGAAGTAGAGGCTTTGAAGCAAGCGTTTTTCAAACTTGTTTATTAGGTGAACTCCAAAAAGTTTTTCCTGAAAAATGGAAGTTTTGGAAACACAAACGATTTGTAATATCGTCCGATGGGTATTCTTTTTTGTTTAAAAAGTTAAACACGAAAGGTATACCTATGAATATAAGGACAGATGCCAATCAGTCAATTATAAATCAAATGCAGACACAACTTTTTGACCCTACAGATTACGAAAATCCTATCGTATTTTTCGGTTGGGAGAAAAGCAAATCAGGTGATTTGACAAATCCTCATTTTGTTTATATAGACGAGGGAAAAATAAAATGGGGGCTTCGTAAAGAAGAACTAACATCGTTAAATGCTCCTACTATATTAACGCCTAATAAAACTGGAAGATTGCTACCTAAAGTTAAAGAGCAATCTAAACGTAAAAAGGCTATTTAGTATTATTGTTAAACCTACAAATCCTACTACCTTTTTTTACAAAAAAACGAATGGTAATTATATAAAAAACATCTATGAAAGTTAATCACAATCAGCTTACCCTTGCAAGGGAATACAGAGGGCTGACGCAAACAAAATTGTCAAAAGCGGTGCAAGGGCTTTCACAATCTAATTTATCCAAGTTTGAAAAAGGACTTGGTGGGTTATCCGATGAGATTTTGGAAAAGATATTTAACGTGTTGCAATTCCCAAAGGGTTTTTTTGAACGCAAAATATCAGTAGAATTAGAAACAGCTAACTATCGTAAAAAAAACACCATTCCAAAATCAATTATTCAAGACTTTGAAACATCTTGTACATTCATCGGTTATATTATTGACGAAATGTCAAATTCTATTGATTATCCCGATTTCTCACTTAAAACCTTAGATATTGAAGAAGGATATACTCCAGAAGAGATTGCTCAATTCACACGCAAGGATTTTAGAATATTCGACAATGAACCTATTGAGGACATTTTTAGAATTATAGAGGATAAAGGAATTATCATTTATGAACTAAATGCTAATGAAAAGTTTGATGGTATATCGTTATTTACTAAAAAAGGATTTCCAGTAATAGTGTTGAATAAAAGACTTCCTAATGATAGGAAACGCTTTACATTAGCCCACGAATTAGGACATTTGATAATGCACACAGCTTTCCCAGTGCCAAACATTAGAGACAAAGAGCAAGAAGCTAACAATTTTGCTTCTGAATTTCTAATGCCTGAAAGAGCGATAAGGAACTCATTAGAGGGGCTCAAACTTTCAAGTCTAAGCGCATTAAAAAGCTATTGGCTAACCTCAAAGGCTTCAATTATCAGGCGCGCATACTCATTAGGGGTTATTAATCAAAATAAATATAAATATTTCAATATTGAACTGAGTAGAATAGGAGAGAAAAAAAATGAAAAAGGCAGTGTAAGCATAGATGAGGCTATAACGTTTGATATGGCTGTAAAATTACACTTAAAAGAACTTGAGTACACTTATGATGATTTAGCAAACGCTTTCGCTCTTCCTGAAGATGTTATTCAGAGGTATGTATTAAAGCAAAATCTATTCTTAAAACCAAAAATAGCTATAAACTAAAAAAGCCCCAATATGGGGCTTTTTCTATATCTGTATTTCCAGCTGTTTTAACCGCTCCCTATCTTTTTTAGCCTTATTCACTTGGTAGATAGCCGTTGTGCTTTGGTTAGTGTGCGAAGCCAAAAGCATTGCCGTGTCGCTATCTAAGTTATCAAGCATATAGTGCTTAAGGGCGTAAAAATCGGCTTCAATACCTAATTTATCTTTTACGTGTCGCTTCCAAAAGCGGGTAACAATCTCGGTATGCCCCATTTTCTTGTTAGGGACGAAATCAAGTGCAAAAAGATAGTCGTTAGTACTTTTGCATTTGCTGCATATCTCTTTCCAAAGTTCTAATGCAGGGCCAAGTATCACCTTTGTACAGCGTTTATACTGACCGCCTTTTTCAAGCAGTATTACAAACTCCTGCTTATCTAAATCTACATCTTTGCGTTGTAATCTGAAAAGTTCGGTATTACATGCCCCTGAATATAGGAATATCATCATATACCTATAAAAATTAGGATTGATAAATCGCACGTGGTTTTTTACTTTTATGAGTTCGTCAGCAGTAAGTATAGTGCGGACTTCTTTAATCACCTTTTTAGGGTATATATCCCTGGTAATATTAGCCTCGCAACATTCATATTCTATCAACTCACGGTATAAGCTGGAGAAGTATATCACGAACCTATTGTAATATTTGTCGGATAGTCGCAACCAGTCTAACATTCGCTTCAAATCTACCCTGCGCAAGTCCTTTATTTTTACCGTCTGCAAATCGAGGGCTTCACACGCCTTTTCAAGTCTATTAATAGCGCATTGTATTTCGTATAGATGCTTTTTAGTACCTACTTTTATTTCCAATGCACGCCTAA